ATCTCCAATTAAATAATACTCTTTATCTATTAATCTACAATTAGATTTTTTAGAAGGTTTTCCGCTTACTGTTATTATTTCCTCCATTATCTATAATTTTTACTTATTACTTCGTCCAATAACATTAAATAATCTTCATTAATTTCAATGATTTCTGAAACAAAATCTTCCTTTTCAAATTCAGCTAAATTAGTTATACTTTCCTGAACTTTTAAATAAATTGGAGATATTAATATATCAACTGATTTTTTTATAGATTCAGTTCTTATATTGTCAATTTCTATTTTTTTATCATCTGTTTCGTCAGAACTAGTAACTTCTAATTTATTTAATTCACAAAATTCAATAAAATTTTTTTGCATTAATTCTTCATCTGTGTCTTTAATAACCATAAGTTGTGTAGGTTCTTTTTTATCAATATCTAAAAATAATTGTTTAGATTGATTTCTATTATATAAATCAACTGCAGAAAAATTATCTTTAATTTCTTCTTTTTCTATTAGTTTAGAATTAACTAACTCGCCTTTATCTATATAATAAATTTTACTACTTCCTAAAGGACATACATTTCCAGTAAAAGATACTCTTTTAAATATAGCTGCTTTATAGATTCGTCCGTATTGAGTAAATTTATGTAATTCTACAATAGGATGTTTAGACATTTCTGATAAATCCCAAATATTAAAGTTTTTAATTTTACTATTAACAGCTTCGTAATCAAGTCTTGTTTCTAACATAATACCTTCATGAAAATAAGATAAAGGTGGTACTTTTTTATTTTCAGCTGTAAATGGAAATAATGTAAATTCATCTTGTATTACTTGAGTATCATCTTCCATAAAATATCCATATTCTAAATCAAAAGCTCTATTATTCATCCATAAAACTTTTTCATCAGCAGATGCAACATCTTCACATAGTGGAACAAATCCATATTCTTTAATCCAAACACAAATACCATTTACTAAATGTCCATTTCTATGGTATCTTAACTTATTAAATATAATAGGGGATTTGTAAATTCTAATTTCTTTTTCGTTTTGAATTTCTTCGACCCCTTCTTCCTTTTTTGAAGTTGTACGTAAGTCCTCCCACTCGCAATCTAAATCCTTACTATATTTTGATTTTCCAAACTCATATCCACAAAGATTGTATGATTTTTTATAAGCAGCTGGTTTTTGATGAGCATTTTTTCTTGAAATTTCAAATTTTTCAGCAGCAGCTATATTTCCATCAACTATTTTATAAACTGTATTTGGGTTAAAACTAAATAAATCTTCGTTAGCAATACCTCCAATAGCTTCTAAACTTTCTTGTAAAGAAGAAATATAAACGCTGTTTTTAGATTCTTTATAATAATATAAAGGCCTTTCTTCAATGTCAGCTGTTTTATCATAATCATCAATTCTTGAAGCTCCTTTAAAAACATATAAAACGTTTGGCTCTAATGTATTTGTAAATAACAATGCCGCTCCACCAATATAATCAGATAATACTTTAAAATTTTTATTTTTATAAATAATTTCTAATAATATTTCAGAGTCAATTTTATTTCTTTTCCAAGTGCTTACTCCGTGAATATTTAATTCATTAACAGTTGTTTCTAATCCATGCATTTTAGCTAAATCAACTTGATTATGTAATGTCCCATTGTGAACACCTACAAATTCAAATGATTTTTCATAATCTCCAAAACCAAAAGGATGAGCGTTATCTGCATTAACAGTTCCACTACTAGATTTTCTAGTATGCCCTATTACTGTGGGGATTAAAACAGGGGCATCATACCCCTGTTTATGTAAAAAATCACTATAATGTTTAGAACCAGTAATTCCGTAATAAATTTCTCCATCAGTAGTTACCCCACAAGAGTCTCCACCTCTAGAATCATTATATAATCCTTGAATATCAAATTTAGCTTTATTGAAAGTTTTAATGCTCTTACCAGCCCAACCGAATATTCCACAAGATAAAATATTCATCTTTGGTTTAAAAATTATTATTCCTAATAAGTGTATTATTAATAATATTAATATTATTTTTACTTCCATTTTATTTTAATTATATTGTTATTAGTTCTCTTTTTTCACTATTAATATTAATTAATAATTTAGTTGCTAATTCTAAATTAGCAGTATCTATAGCTTCTCTAACTTGTTCTGAATACAAATCTATCAATTCGTCAATTTCATTGTTTAAAACAGTCTCTATTGCTTTAATTGATTGTCTATATACCCATCTCATATTCTCTTCAGATTTAATCCAAAAATTAGACAAAGCTCTGCATTCAACACCAAAATCTTTTACTCTAAATGAACCTGCTTTTCCATACAATTCTCTTCGACGCGTATCATTGTCTTTAAAAAGAGCTGGTAGGGTGACAAACATATCAAAAGATTTTACAATTTTTTCAGATATTTGAAAGTCTGGATTATCATATCCAAATGCAACGTGACCGCCTGCGCATCTAAGATTAGTATCACTACTAGGTGGTTCGTTTACGCTTTTTTCATAAACATTAAAATCTGGCTCACAACCAAAAGTAGTTGCTTGTAATGATTTTAAATATTTTTTGTTAACAAAACCACTTACGGCGTTACTTAAAGAATAACCGTGAATACCTGCTAATATATCTAAATAATCTATACAGGTTCTGTGAGCATTAACCCATTCATCTTCAGTTTTACAAGGTGGAATATTGTATTCAAACATAATTCCATCTTCTTGAATTGCATGTCCAAATTCACTAATTTTTTTTGGATCTTTTTTTGTGCCACCATCTGTTAATCCTTCAGCTGAAACAATTTCGTTTTCATCACAAATAAATGTTTCTGGATCTGCTCCTAATGTTATATTAAATTTATTCATTTTTCTGTTTATTTTTTTAATTTTTTAAATTCTTCATAAATATAGTCTATTATATGTTTTTTTGAACTTAACATTACAAATATTACTTCATTAACACCAACTCCATAAAATGAAGCTCCTTCATTAATGTATCTGTCGTAAAAATCTTCATCATCTTCTTCAAATGAATTAAATAATTTTTCTACTAAATGAGTTATACAAAATTCAAACCAATGAATAGAATATATATCAAAAGGAATTGTTATATGCTGTTTGTATAAATCAACAAATACTGGGCTAGGAAGACTTTTATCAACATCTATTGCGTATTCTTGAATTTCTATACGACCATATTCAGGAAACAATACTTTACACATTTCTAACAATTTAGATTTATGTTCTTCTGTTACAATTATAGGTTTCATTTTATAGTCTTAAATAATTTTCTATCATATTTAAACACTCATTAACAGTATCGTCTGGACAATTACTGTATTCTGGATGTCCTTGAATACATAAAGACTTTGTGTTTGGATAAAATACTATTTCACATTCTTCAAAGTTTTTAGGTAATTCTTTTTCAGAATTAATACCGTCTAAATATGTATTTGAAAGAAAATGTGTAGAAGTTGCTAATATTTCATAATTTTCTTTTTGAAGATTATATGGAAACATCATTTGATGATGAGTAGAAGTTATTTTAAAATCTCCACTACTTCCTAAATATTTAATATCTAAAGGATGAACACCACTTAATCCGTGACCATTTACATCTTGTATTAATTTACCACCATTCATTACTGTTAAAAATTGAGCTCCTCTACAAATACCTAATTTAGGAACTTGAAACATTCCGTATCTACTAAACATATAATCATTTTCAATAGCATCTCTTTTAGAATTTATACTAGTATATTTTCCTTTGCTTTCTCCGTAAAAAGATGGGTCTACATCTTCTCCTCCTGTAAATAATATTAAATCTATTTTTTCAGATTCTATATTTTCTTTACAATCTATTACTTTAACCTCAAATCTTTTAGATAAAAATCCTACACAAGATTCGTGTCCTGCTGATTTATTTACTAGTACTGTTATATTTTTTTTGTTCATTGTTTTTATTTTAATAATTCATTAATTTCATTTACTGTAAATTCACAATTAAATTCTTCTGGATGCCATTGAACCCCTAATATAGGTAATTCAGTATGTTTAAATGCTTCAATAGTTATTGGAACATTCACTCTATTATCAATATGACCTTCTTTATTAAAATATCTCCAAGTAGCTATTGTTTCTTGTGTAGAATAACAGCCTCTAAATTGTTGAGAATAAGCTAATAATTCTAACCCTTCACCTAATTTTTCTACTGATTGATGATGCATTGAATTTATATAATATTCTTCATCACTATTAGTAAATTGAAGTTTTTGTCTAGTTGACTGCCTGTCATCTCCTTGATGATGACCTATTATGTGTTGGTTTAAATCGCCTCCTAAAAAGCAATTTATAGCCTGCATTCCTCTACAAATACCTATAATAGGTTTATTTGCCTGAATAAATTTAGGCAGTAAAATACTATCTAAATATTCATAATGCTGATTAGCTCTGCCATCCATAGGCCCTGGAACTTTTCCATATAAAGCTGAATTAACGTCAGCTCCGCCTGGAGATACTAATGCATCTATTTCGTTTTCAATATTTTCAAGATTGTCTAATGTAGAAATTAATCTAACGTGACCAAATTGACTAAAGAATTGCATATAAGGCATTGTTTGTCCCACTTTTCCATTAAAAGCATCCGCATATATTCCTATTATTTTTTTCATTTTTCTATTTTTTATATTTTATTTTGGTAATTGCAATTGTCTAATATTACTTAATCTGATAAGTAATATATTCATTTCACTTCCATTACTTGATACATAAGGCATATTACCTATTATACAAGATGGAGCTAACCAACTAACAACTAATTCAGCATATCTTTGATTTAAATCTAACAATAATATTCTTTTTATTGTAAAATTTGATTTTTTTATTTTTATAAACAAATCCCTAATTTTATATTTATTTAAAAAAGGCATCATTGTTTGAAAATTATAAGCACTTGCTAATTGACAATTAGCTGTTGGAGATTCTATGTATCTAAAAGATGTTTGATAACCTCCTTTTATAGATATTTTCATGCTATTATTGTCATAATTCATAGCAAAATCCTCTACTTCTCTTGGGTCTTTAATTTCTGGCACTGTATTTTTCTATTAAAAGTTTTGGTAATTCTTCTTTATATTTTTGCAAAGTTACTTCTCCAAATGAAGGAGCTGAATTAACTTCAATCACTATAAAATCACAATGGTCACGTTCTTCACCATCTTCATTATAGTTATTTTGGACTCTTAAATCACAAGCCCCAAAATCTAATCCACAAGATGTTACAGCTTTTACACAGTCATTAATTATTTCTTGCCAATTATTAGGTTTGTCAAAATTTTCATTTTCTTCTAAAATCCATACACAATTATCGTCGTGTCTTTGCCAAGCATTAGGATGGTCTTTAAATTCAGTTTTTAACATTTTTCTACAAGCATAAAAACATCCATCTTTTGTACAGTGAAGTCTATATTCTTTATTATAATTTACAAACTTTTCAAAAATAAAATTTTCTAATTTTTTATCTTTCATCCACTCTTGTAATTCAGCTTGAGATTTATGAAGTTTATTTCCAGTACCTCTTGAGCCAAAGAAATGTTTTGATACAATAGGATATTGCAAATCCATTGGATCAACATCAAAATCTTCACTTTCAGTACATATACTTCTGTCTTGAAATTTTGTTCCATTAAACATATACCATTGAGCTGTATTTACGCCTTGAGAACTAAAACATTCTTTCATTCTAAATTTAGAAGAACTATTTCTAATAGCTTCTTTAGAATTTAATTCAATTCTACTTCCTTTTAACGATGCTATATCTGTTAATTCAGTTAATGAACCAAATCTAATTACAGATCTAAATGGTAATTTTCCTATTTCGTATCGTAATCTATTATGGGAAGGATGTCTGCTACGTATCATAGGTCTATATTTATTAATTTCTACAACTCCAAATACTTTTCTTTCAACTTTTTTTATTAATAATCCCATTCATTATATATTTTAACATTACTATTTAAATTTAAAATTTCTAACCAAGAAGACCAATCTCCAGATTCTATTTTCTCAAGATTTGAAACATCATTATTAAATAAATAAACAAATGCTTTTCCATACGGAGTATCTATTTCTTCTTTATTATAATAATTATTATTTTTATCAAAGTTTTCAGAATATCCTTCTAAATGGTCTAATTTTTTTTGAACTTCTTTATCTACACTAAAAACTTCCATTAATATAGAAGTAGAGCCTTCGCTTATTACAGCAGGATATCTATCTCCTATACTATACATTGTAAATATAGGGTCTGAATTAAAACTACCTATATATTCTGATTTACCTAATGTATAATTATTATGCATATTTTTTCTTAAAGAACCATATACTGCAACTAATTTATTATTTTTATCCATATTTTTTATTTATTTAAAATGGTATTTCTATTAATTCAATTAACACATCTTTAGCGATCTTTTTTCCCATAAGACACACTAAATCACTAAAATCTTTCGATCTATATGATTTATGTATTTCTATTTGGTCTATTTCATATTTTGAGGATATTTTTTTACCAAATTCGTGACCCCAATTAACTTCTTTATCATAATCATTATCATACAATAAAAATATAGATTCAAATCTTGATTTTAATTCATCAACCACTTGTTGTTTAGGCATAACTCCTTCAGCTTGCAATGACACAGCTGGTATTCCGCAAACATCATTAATAGACATAACATCTTTTAATGATTTAGTAATTATAAGAATTTCTCCTTTTTCAGGTAATTGTTCCCAACCCTGCCATACAGATTCATTATGATTGTTAATCCATTTATAATGTTCACTTTCTGGCTGATAAATCTTATAAGTAATTTTGTTATCTTTACGTTCTTCAAAAGCATATGCTAATTTATCAGCAACAACAATTTTATCTCCATAAAATAAATGACTAACTGGTTGGACTCTATATTTTAACAAAGTTTTATGAGTTATTCCAAATAAAGACCAAAATGCAAAATCATATAAATGAAATTCTCTTGCTTTTTTACCAAGTTTAAAAGAATTGAAGCTTGCTATCATTTTTTCTCTAGATATTCCTTGAGTTGATGAATTTACATTAGTTTTAAAAGTGTTTTTAATAATAAACATACTATCTAATCCAGCGTCTAAAACTATTTTACTCATAGCCTCAAAGAAATCTAATCCGAATTTTAATTGAACAAACTTAATACAATCTCCAGCTCCTAATAAAAAATCTTTAAAGCATACTTCTCCATTTTCTCCTATAAAGAATCCAAAGGAAGCATTTTCTTCATCTCTTAATGGAGATTTAATCGTCTTATTAAACACAAACTGCTCTGGCAAATACATTTGATATATTTCTATATCAGTAAGTTGTTCTAATAAAGCTTCTTTTGTTACAAATTTTTTATTTAAATTAATCACCATTTCATAGTTTTTTTAAACGATTATAACATCTTACAACTGCATTCATTTCTTTTTCTAGTTTAACATAAAACATTCCTTTTCTATATCTACATAAAAGAAATAAGTAATCTTCTATTTGTTCTCTATATTTTCTTAATAATCTTTGTTTTTTAATTAATTTTTTTATATATTTTATCATATTTATTTATTTTAATTAGTTATTATTTGCGGAGTGTGAGGAATCGAACCACTTCCCACCATTACGCGCTGCCTTTACCATTCGGGCTACACTCCTGCCACTAACAATTCCTATGCTTTATCAGCTACTTGTTAATTATTATTATTAAATCCAATCATCAGTAGCTGGTGCAGCCGCTAATGGCGCTTCATCTTGCTCAATAGCTTCCATAAGGTCGTTATATTGAGGTTTAGCTGGATTACTTGTTCTTCGTAATTTAGATGGTGTAGCGCCTCCTTGCTCAACAAAGTCAAATATTTTATAAACCCCAAGATATTTCTTTGGAGTACCTAACGTACCGTAGGTTACAAAAACATTTACTTTAGCACCTTCACTATTTTTCTTAGAAACTTTCATACATAAATCAATCGCTTCTTTAGCATTGCTAACTGCGTCAAATACATAATCATTTCCCATAATAGCTCTAGTAATAGACAAAGCTTTACTCACTTGTGTTTTAACTTGTTGTTCTGTAGCATCAGAACTTGGGTAATAAATACCCATATTTACAGAGCCATTTTCGTCAGTAAAATTGACTTTATAATCAGGTGCATTATCTGCATCTGTTGGTTGTTTTTTATCTATACTAATAGATACGTTTTCTACTTTCCCTGCTACTCCATTGTTAAAAATCGAAAAACTTTTCGATTTAAAATCTTCTCCATTCAGATTGAAATCACTCATATTCTTTTATTATTTTTTATTATTGTTTTTAAAACGAGTTTTTATTACAGAACTCTAACTGTTCAGTATTTATTTTACTCTTTTAAAAATATTTTAGACCAGTCTACCGTAATTTTTCCAGATTCATCAGAAGTAATTAACGCTATTTTCTTGTCTTTTAAATGCTCACATCTTGAGCCACAAGTTATTGATTCAGATGGCATAAAATTAACTAAAGTCTCATTGTCTTCTCTATACATATATCCTAACGCATCTACGTGTGCTGATAGTATAGTAGCTGATTTACCTATAAGGTCAATTCCTCTTTCATTCATTTCTTTTCCGTCTTTCTCAAGCAATTTATCTTTCAAGTGAGAGATTATAATCAATGTTTGAAAACATTGCTTTAATTCATCTAAAACCATCCATAATGCTTTTCTTGTGTACTGATAACCGCCTCCATTAGCTAAATCTAAAACATTATCTCCTTGGAAATTTCTTCCCTGAACTGTATTTTTATAAAGGCTTAAAGCTACTGGCATTACCATATCTTCTAAGACACTAATAGTATCTATTGCTCCAAATTTATATACAAATCCTCCTTTAGCTTCATTAGCTTTTTTAAGAGAATCTATAACATTTTTAAGCACCTTTATTGGTGATAATTTTTCTTCTTCTGCTATTTTAATTACATCTATTTTGAGAGCATCTAAATAATCAGTTCCTCCTTCTAAATCTATAATTAAACAATTCTCTAATTGAGAAATTGCGGTTGTTTTGCCTATTTTAGGCTTACCAAAAAGAATTATACTTCTTGGGTTTACTCTGTTTGCTTTGACCATCTCGGTTGGCAACTTTATCATTCTCTATTTTTTTAGTTTTTTATACAAAAAAAGCTTTGCATATCATTGTGATATTTGTCAGAATTCCAATTTCTTAAATCATTAATATTTTTTATTAATATCATTTGATCTCTAGAAGCTGTTATTCCGTGACCACCACCCTGAAACATTAAACTTTTTTGGTAATAATATATTAGCCTTTCTAACATATCTTTGTAACCACTA